GCGTGGCGCTGTACTGTTTCACCTGTGATAACGAGTTTGGTGCCGAGGTCTACTCTGGCGCCACGACGGAAAAGCAGGCGTGGGAGGTATTCCGGCCCGCGCGCCTGATGTGCAAGCGCACCCCGCTGCTGGTGGAGGCGTTCGGCATTGAGGTCAATGCATCAAACCTGAACCGGCCGGAAGACGGTGCCCGCTTCGAACCGCTGATTGGTAACCCCGGTGATGGATCCTCGCCGCACTGTGCGATAGTCGACGAATATCACGAACACCCGACCGACGCGCTGTACACCACGATGCTGACGGGTATGGGCGCGCGACGACAGCCGCTGATGTGGGCTATCACTACCGCGGGCTACAACATCGAGGGGCCGTGCTACGACAAACGGCGTGAAGTGATTGAGATGCTGAACGGCTCGGTGCCCAACGAGGAGCTGTTCGGCGTGATTTATACGGTCGATGAAGGCGACGACTGGACCGATCCGAAGGTGCTGGAGAAGGCAAACCCGAACATAGGAGTGTCGGTCTACCGCGATTTCCTGCTGAGCCAGCAACAGCGTGCCGTGAACAACGCCCGGCAGGCAGGGGTGTTTAAAACCAAGCACCTCAATATCTGGGTCGCTGCCCGGGCCGCGTTCTTTAACCTGGTGTCCTGGCAGAACTGCGAAGACAAGACGCTGAACCTGGAGAAGTTCGAGGGGCAACCCTGTGTGCTGGCGTTCGACCTGGCGCGCAAACTGGATATGAACAGCATGGCGCGCCTGTTTACCCGTGAAATCGACGGGAAGACGCATTACTACTGCGTGGCACCGCGCTTCTGGGTGCCGTATGACACGGTATACAGCGTCGAGAAAAACGAGGATCGCCGGACCGCTGAGCGTTTTCAGAAATGGGTAGAGATGGGGTTACTGACCGTAACTGACGGGGCAGAGGTGGATTATCGCTACATCCTTGAAGAGGCGAAGGCGGCAAATAAGCTGAACCCGGTCAGCGAGTCACCGATTGACCCGTTCGGTGCTACCGGCCTTTCACACGATCTGGCCGATGAAGAGCTGAACCCCGTCACCATCATCCAGAACTACACCAACATGTCTGACCCGATGAAGGAGCTGGAAGCCGCCATTGAGTCGGGGCGCTTTCATCACGACGGCAACCCGATCATGAGCTGGTGTATCAGTAATGTCGTCGGGAAATATCTGCCCGGCAACGACGATGTGGTTAAGCCCATCAAAGAGCAGAACGAAAACAAAATCGACGGCGCGGTTGCGCTGATCATGACTATCGGGCGGGCAATGCTCAAAGAGCCTGGCAATTTCCTCTCATCCCTTGATCCAGACGATGACCTCCTAATTTTATGAAATCACTGATTACTGATGTTATCGGGCTGGCCGGGTATGGCCTGCTCACCGCCGGATTTTACCTGCAGTTCGGGTTGGCTCCGGCACTGATGTTCTCCGGCGGGCTCCTGCTGCTGGGTGCCCTGGCGATGGCCAGAAGGGGGAAACGTGCTGTTTGACTCTCTGTTCAGAAGTGAATCTCTTGAGAACCCGGCCACGCCAATCAGCGGTGAGCTGGTGGATGCCGACGGGTTGTTTACCGCTGACGTATACGTCAGCCCTGAGACAGCGATGAAGCTGGCGGCAGTGTATGCCTGCATTTACGTCCTGTCCTCGAACCTCGCCCAGATGCCCCTGCATGTCATGCGAAAGCACAACGGCAAGGTTGAGCCCGCGCGGGATCACCCTGCGTTTTATCTGGTTCATGATGAACCTAACACCTGGCAGACCAGCTATAAATGGCGCGAGCTGAAGCAACGCCACATCCTCGGTTGGGGAAACGGATATACCTGGGTTAAGCGCAGCCGCCGCGGTGAAGTGACCTCCCTGGACTGCTGCATGCCCTGGGAAACGACCCTGATTAATACCGGAGGCCGCTATACCTACGGGCTCTACAACGAAGAGGGGGCATTCGCCATCAGCCCGGACGATATGATCCACATCCGGGCGCTGGGGAATAACCAGAAAATGGGCCTCAGCCCGGTTATGCAGCACGCCGAAACGATCGGCATGGGTATGAGCGGACAGAAGTACACGGAAAGCTTCTTCAGCGGAAATGCCCGCCCGGCTGGGCTCGTATCCGTAAAAACAGCTTTAGATAAAACCAGTTGGGACAGGTTGAAAGAGCAGTGGCGGAAGGCAGCTCAGGCGTTACGCAGCCAGGAAAACAAAACCATGCTGTTGCCTGCGGATCTGGACTACAAGGCGCTGACCGTGTCGCCGATTGACGCCCAAATCATCGACATGTCAAAACTCAACCGCTCGATGATTGCCGGGATCTTTAACGTGCCGGCGCACATGATCAACGACCTGGAAAAAGCCACCTTCAGCAACATCACGCAGCAGGCCATTCAGTTTGTCCGCTACTCGATGATGCCCTGGGTGACGAACTGGGAGCAGGAACTTAACCGTCGCCTGTTTACCCGCGCCGAGCTGGCTGCCGGGTATTACGTCCGGTTTAACCTTACGGGTCTGTTACGTGGCACCCCTCAGGAGCGCGCGCAGTTCTATCATTTTGCGATCACCGACGGCTGGATGAGCCGCAATGAAGCCCGCGCTTTCGAGGATATGAACCCGGTCGACGGCCTGGACGAAATGCTCGTTAGCGTCAACGCCGCCAACCCGGCGGACGATTTCAAAACCACCAAAACCGAAAAGGAAAAAACCGATGAGTGATCGCGAGACTCGCTGTTACAGCGGTGAGGTCCGTGCCGAACAGCAGGGGGAGCAGCCCACGCGCATTATCGGTTACGGATCGGTGTTTAACAGCCGCTCCGAACCCCTCTGGGGATTCCGCGAGATTATTAAGCCCGGCGCTTTCGATGACGTGCTGGGTGACGATATCCGCGGGCTGTTTAACCATGACCCGAACTTTATTCTCGGGCGCAGCGCTTCCGGTACGTTGAGCGTCAGCGTCGATGATAAAGGGCTTCGCTACGACATCGCGGCACCTGACACCCAGACCATCCGCGATCTGGTGCTGGCACCGATGATGCGCGGCGATATCACCCAGTCTTCCTTCGCATTCCGTATCGCCCATGACGGCGAGCACTGGTACCAGGACGATGAGGGGATCGTCATTCGCGAAATTAACCGTTTTTCACGCCTCTTTGATGTCAGTCCGGTGACGTACCCGGCATATCAGGAGGCTGATTCCGGCATCCGATCCATGAAAGCCTGGCAGGAGGCGCGCGACAGCGGCGCGCTGGCGCAAGCCATTAACCAACGAATGGCGCGCGAGCGCCTGCTGACCCTTCTTAACGCGTAAGGAAAAAACATGAAATTGCACGAACTGAAGCAGAAACGTAACACCATCGCCACCGACATGCGTGCGCTGCATGACAAGATTGGTGATGCCACCTGGACTGATGAACAGCGTACCCAGTGGAACGCTTCAAAATCCGAACTGGACTCGCTCGATGAGCGTATCGCCCGTGAGGAAGAGCTGCGCCGTCACGATCAGACTTTTGTGAATGAGCAGGAGCCTGAACAGCGCCAGCGTCAGGAAAACCCGGAGATGCAGGCCGAAGGGCGCCGCGCCGCTGCATTTGATCGCCTTCTGCGCCACGGCTTCAGCGAGTTGACCGCCGAAGAACGCCAGGCGGTTAAAGAGCTGCGTGCTCAGGGTACCACCCCTGATGATAAGGGTGGCTATACCGTACCTACCCAGATGCGTAACACCATCATCGATGCGATGAAGGCTTACGGCGGGATCGCAAGTGTTGCCCAGATTCTCAATACCTCGAACGGTCAGGATATTACCTGGTCGACTTCTGACGGTACCGCTGAAGAAGGCGAGCTGCTTGCTGAAAACACTGCAGCTACTGAAGGTGATGTGACGTTCGGCACGGCGACCCTGGGTGCCAAAAAGCTGTCATCCAAAATCATCCGCGTTTCTAACGAACTGCTGCAGGACAGCGGCGTTGATATCGAGGCGTACCTGGCTGGCCGTATTGCACAGCGCATTGGCCGCGGTGAGGCTAAATATCTCGTTCAAGGAACCGGTGCTGGCACACCACTTCAGCCTAAGGGCCTGGCTGCTTCAGTAACTGGCACCACTCAGTCTTCTGCGGCGGCCGCGTTCAACTGGAAGGATATGAATTCGCTGATTCACTCCCTCGATCCGGCGTATCGTGGCGGCCCATCTTTCCGCTGGGCGTTCAATGACGCGACGCTGCAGAGCATCGAGCAAATGGAAGATACGCAGGGCCGTCCATTGTGGTTGCCAGATATCACCGGCGGCTCTCCGGCGACAGTTCTGGGCATTCCGTATGTTATCGATCAGGCCATCGACAATGCTGCCGCGAGTAAAAAATTCATTTACCTGGGGGACTTCAACCGCTTCATTGTACGCCGTGTTTCATACATGACCCTGAAGCGCCTGGTTGAACGCTACGCTGAATACGATCAGACCGCGTTCCTGGCCTTCCATCGCTTCGACTGTGTGCTGGAAGATACTGCGGCGATCAAAGCGCTGGTGGGTAAAGCGCCGTAATACACAACACCCGTTAAAGATGCCGCGAAAGCGGTTTTTTTATGCCCGTCATCTGGCGGGCATGGAGATTTTTATGCTGCTTAAACTGAGTGAAATTAAGCTGCAACTCCGGCTTGAGGATGATTACACCGATGAGGATGAGCTGCTGACGGTAATTGGCAATGCTGTTCAGGCCAGAACGGTGAGTTTTCTGAACCGTACTCTGTATGCAGCAGATGCTGGCGTCCCGGATACCGATCCTGACGGGTTGGTTATGACGGACGATATCCGGCTGGGGATGCTGCTGCTGGCCACCCACTTTTACGAAAACCGCTCATCTGTTTCAGAAGTCGAAAAAACAGAGATGCCGCTGTCATTCACCTGGCTTGTTGGCCCCTACCGGTTCATACCGCTATGAAACTTCGCCAGGCGCAAACCAGCGCGACTTACCTGCTGCCCGATCCGGGTGAGCTGGATAAACGGGTGCTGCTTCGTAAACGGGTCGATGTTCCCGCAGCAGATCTCGGTACCCGTCCTGATTACCCCGAGTCTTATCCGGTCTGGGCAAAGGTTGTCCAGACCAGTGCAACCACTTACCAGGAAACGGCCCAGACCGACAACGCGATCACGCACTACATCACTGTGCGCTGGCGCCGCGGGATCACCAGTGATTTTGAAGTGGTGCAGGGTGAACAGGTGTACCGCGTCAGGCGGGGCCGCGATCTGAACGGAAAGCGGCGCTACCTGCTGCTCGAGTGTACCGAGCTGGGTGCCGAGCCAGCGTCAACCGGAGGGAACAGTAATGGCAACTCCCTTTTTTCACGTTGATTTTCAGCAGCCCAAAGAGATGCGCTTCAACCGGGCGCGCGTCCGCCGGGCCTTCATTCATATCGGTCAGCGCCACATGCGGGACGCCCGCCGCCTGGTGATGAAACGTGGACGGTCTGAGCCTGGCGAAAACCCAGGGTTCCAGAGCGGGAGGCTGGCGAAATCCATTGGCTACATGGTGCCCAAAGCCAGCACGAACCGGCCAGGGTTTATGACGCGTATCGCGCCAAACCAGCGAAACGGGCAGGGCAACCGGCTAATCACCGGCGACTTCTACCCGGCATTTCTGTTCTACGGTGTGCGGGGCGGCGCAAAACGTCAGCGCGGCCACCATCGGGGTGCATCCGGGGGCAATGGCTGGCGGCTGGCACCACGTAACAACTTCATGGTCGAAACGCTCCAGAGAAACAGCCCCTGGACGCGCTACTACCTGGCGCGCGAGCTGCGCCTCTCACTCAAGCCGGAGAAACGCCGCTGATGAAACTGACGCCAGTTATTGCCACCCTGCGCGCCCGCTGCCCTTTATTTCAGAACCGGGTGGCCGGTGCCGCGCAGTTTAAGGATCTGCCTGAGGTCGGCAAGATGTTGCTGCCCGCGGCCTATGTGGTACCGGGCGATGATTCGCCGGGGGAACAAAAAAGCCAGACAGATTACTGGCAGACGCTGCGCGAGGGCTTCTCCGTAATTGTGTTCGTCAGTAACAGCCGTGACGAACGCGGCCAGTTTGCTTCCTTCGATGTGGTGCATGAAGTTCGCCAGGCACTCTTTAAAGCGCTGCTGGGCTGGAACCCGGAAGAATACGGCAACCCCATCACCTATGACGGCGGCACGCTGCTGGATGTGAACCGTCACGAGCTGAGTTATCAGTTCGACTTCGTCGTTGAGTCTGAGCTGACAGAAGACGACACCCGGCAGCAGGACGATCTGAACGCGCTGGATGAGTTCAAAACCCTTTCCATCGATGTCGATTTTATCGAACCGGGCCACGGGCCAGATGGTGAAATCGAACACCACATTGAAATCAACCTTCCCACCTGAGGAAAACCATGTTTGTAAAACCCAAAAAAGGGCGGTCAGTCCATGACCCGCTCCGAGGCGACCTTTTGCCTGAGGAAGGGCGAAACGTTGAAGAGAGCCAGTACTGGTACCGTCGGGAAATCGACGGGGATATTGCAATTGTTCAGCCGGAAAAAGGCGACGAACCGGAAAATAAGGCGAGCACTAAATGACAGTATCGATGAACACCATCCCGTCTGATCTCCGCGTTCCGCTGTTTTATGCGGAGATGGACAACAGCGCGGCGAATACAGCCCAGACCAGCGCCCCTTCGCTTCTTATCGGCCATGCCAACGCGGGTGCCAGCATCGCCACCAACCAGCTGGTTTTCATGCCGACAGCCGATTACGCGGTTCGGGTTGCTGGCTCTGGCAGCCAGCTGGCGCGCATGGTCGAGGCGTACCGTAAAACTGACCCCTTCGGCGAACTCTGGGTTATCGCTGTGCCGGAACCGACCGGAACGGCAGCTACGGTCACCCTGACGGTAACAGGCTCTGCCCTTGCTGCTGGCGTGGTATCGCTTTATATCGGTAACCGCCGCATTCAGGCGGCCGTCAGTGCAAGTGATGCAGTGGCCGCAATTGCCACATCCATTGCCAGCGCCATTACCGCTGACGGGCGCACGCCATACACTGCCGCTGCTGCCGCAGGTGTGGTGACGCTGACGGCGCGCCATAAGGGCACCTGGGCAAACGACATTCCGGTAACGCTGAATTACTACGGATTCAGCGGCGGCGAATCCCTGCCATCTGGCGTGAATATTGCGATCGCCACTGGTGCCTCAGGTACCGGCGCGCCAGCGCTGAGCGGAACGATCGCGGCGATGGGGGATGAGCCCTTCGATTATATCGGCCATCCGTTTAGCGACACGGCGTCAGTTAACACCATCAGCCAGGAAATGAACGATACCAGCGGGCGATGGAGCTGGTTACGCCAGATTTACGGCCACGTCTACACCGCAAAAATTGCCGTTGTAAGCGATCTGATTACCGCGGGTGACACGTTCAATGACCCCCACCTGACGATCGCCGGGTACGAAAAAACGGTGCAGTCCTGTGCTGACGAGCTGGCGGCCAGCCGCACCGCCCGCGCCGCAGTATTCCTGCGTGTCGACCCGGCCCGCCCGACGCAGACCGGCGAACTTGTGGGCATGCTGCCACCCCCGAGCGGTAAACGCTTCATCAAGACCGAGCAGCAATCCCTGTTAACGCACGGGATCGCGACGGCCTACACCGAAGGTGGCGTGCTGCGCATTCAGCGTGACATCACCACCTATAAGAAAAACGCTTATGGCGTGGCCGATAACAGCTACCTGGACAGTGAAACGCTGCATACCAGCGCATACGTCCTGCGCCGCCTGAAGACGGTGATCACCAGTAAGTACGGGCGCCATAAGCTGGCGAACGACGGAACCCGCTTCGGCCCCGGCCAGGCGATTGTCACTCCGGCGGTGATCAAAGGGGAACTGCTGTCGACGTATCGACAGATGGAGCGCGAGGGGATCGTCGAAAACTTCGATCTGTTTAAAGCGCACCTGATTGTTGAGCGCGATGCAAATGACCCGTCCCGCATCAACGTGCTGTACCCACCTGATTACGTTAACCAGCTGCGAGTGTTCGCGCTGCTTAACCAGTTCCGTCTTCAGTATGCAGAGGAGAGCGCATAATGGCGCGCATTGCTGGTACGTGTTACTTCAAGATTGACGGTCAGCAGCTGTCGCTTACCGGTGGTATCGAGGTGCCAATGAACACCACGATCAACGATGACCTCATTGGCATGGCCGGTGACGTCGACCGTAAGGAGACTCACCGCGCGCCTTATGTGAAGGGCACCTTCAAGGTACCGAAAGAGTTTCCGGTCAACAAAGTGACGACTTCAGACCAGATGACGATCACCGCTGAGCTGGCGAATGGTCAGGTCTATGTCCTGTCATCTGCCTGGCTGCATGGCGAGGCAAACCACAACGCAGAGGAAGGCACCGCTGACCTCGAATTCCACGGTGAAGAGGGAGGTTATCAGTAATGCAAGAGATGGTGCTGAATCAACCGGTAAACGCTCATGGTGAAACCATCAGCGTGCTTGAGTTTAAAGAGCCAACCGGCAAAGACGTGCGTGAGCTGGGTTACCCTTATCAGATGAACCAGGACGAATCTATCAAGCTGCAGGCGCATATTATTGCGAAGTATATCGTCAGGCTGGCCAGCGTACCATTGAGTACGGTTGACCAAATGTCGCCGGGTGATCTTAATACGGCAGGCTGGCTGGTGGCGGGTTTTTTCCTCCAGGCCTGACGGCAGAATATCTCACTGATCGCTATTTTGACTGCGCCAGTTACTGGCGCATTAACCCTTTTGAACTGCTGGACAAACCACTCAGTGAAATACCTTTGTTGGTAAGTCAGGCAAACAGAATTGAGCAGGAGAAGCAGCGCAATGGCTGAGTTTGAACTTAAGGCGCTGATCACCGGTGTCGACAAGCTGTCACCTGCGCTGTCGCGAATGCAGAAAAATATTCGTGGCTTCAGGCGGCAGGCAGAGGAAGCATCAAAAGGTGGGCTCGCACTTGGGGGAGGTCTGGCCGCCGGGCTGACCTTATCGATGAAAGCATATGCGGATCAGGAGAACGCGGCCACTGGTTTGAAAGTCGCCATGATGCAGGACAATGGCGAAGTTGGCGGTAGCTTTGAAAAAATCAATAAGCTTGCAGTAGGTTTGGGTAATCAGTTGCCGGGAACAACCGCTGACTTTCAGAACATGATGCAAATGCTGGTGCGTCAGGGTATTCCGGCAGAGAACATTCTCGGCGGGGTCGGGAAAGCGACGGCTTATCTGGCTGTACAGTTGAAGAAGACACCTGAAGCAGCAGCAGAATTTGCGGCCAAAATGCAGGATGCCACAGGGACCGCTTCAGATGACATGATGGGGCTATTCGATACTATTCAGAAAGCGTTTTATCTTGGTGTTGACGACACCAACATGTTGTCGTTCTTCACCAAAACCAGTTCCGTTCTGAAGATGATTAATCAGGACGGGCTTAAGGCCGCCCAGGGTCTTGCGCCGATCAGTGTGATGATGGATCAGATGGGGATGCAGGGCGAGTCGGCGGGTAATGCGCTACGTAAAGTTATTCAGTCTGGCCTTGATCGTAAAAAAGTCAGAGCGACTAACAAAGAGTTGAGGAAGCAACGTATTCGGCTGGACTTTACGGATGGAAAAGGAAGTTTTGGTGGTCTGGACAAAATGTTCAGCCAACTGGCCAAGCTACGAAAACTGACAGATACGGATAAAACTTCCGTACTGAAAACTCTCTTTGGCGATGATGCGGAAACACTGCAGGTTGTGAATGCCCTGATCGATAAAGGCAAGGATGGATACGATCAGATCCAGCAAAAAATGAATCGCCAGGCCAGTCTGAATAATCGTGTTCAGGCTCAACTGGGAACCATGACTAACCTCTGGGAGGCAATGACAGGTACAGCCACTAATGGACTTGCAGCCATTGGAGGAGCCTTCTCTGGTGATGTTAAGCACATCGTAACCTGGCTCGGCGACCTCGGCGAAAAGTTTTCGAACTTTGCAGAGAGTAACCCTAGGGTGATTAGGGGGGTAGCAGGCTTGGTTGCCGGACTTGCTGCATTAAAGCTGGGATTTATGGGGGTTAATTTCGCGCTTGGACTGGTTAGCAAAACGATTTCTCTGTCACCCTGGGGGATTGTATTCAGGCTTATTGCGATGGCGGCCGGAGTTATCATCGCGAACTGGAGCACGATTGGTCCCTGGTTTAAAGATATGTGGGATAAAGTCGGATCCTATTTTGACTTGGGTTGGCAGCTGATTAAAACAGCATTCAGCTGGACACCTTTAGGGATGGTGATTAGCAACTGGGGGCCGGTTGTTAAATGGTTCCAGGATATGTGGGAGAAATTAAAGCCTATCATTGAGTGGTTTAGTGATGGTGCCAGTGAAACCGTTGCTGCTGCTAATGCAGCTCAGTGGGGGGGTGGGGGATATGGTGCGTATGGAGCCGGTGTTGCGAGCGCAGGTTATAATCCATATCAGATAAAGCCATCGGGACAGGAAAAACCAGAGGGTAAAATTACGGTTGAGTTCAAGGGGGCTCCGCCAAGTATGACCGTGACTGATAGTAGTTCACGCGGTATCGATGTAAATCATGATGTCGGATACACGAGGATTGGCCGGATTGGAATGGGAGGCTAAGCCTCCCTCACATTAATCAACTAATCTAACAAACTTACCATCAGAGTTGTATTCAGCTTTTGCTACATTTTTGACCACACCTCCGAATTGGTTTTTACCTTGGAATGTCATAATTAATACATAATCATTCTTTCTTTTGATGATATTAGTTTCTATGCATTTGAAACTATCCGGGTCATTCATTAGTTTTTTTACTTCTCTTTTCATGTCTAATTGGCAACCGTCAAGTGAATTACTTAATCTTGACATGACAAGCTCTTCTTTTGTCTTGGGTTCTTGCTCGGGAGCCATAATAAAGGCGGTGATGATTAGAGGGGTAAAAAATCCGATAATTGCAGCCAGGAAAGCCCCGGAGATTTTTCGTAATTTAGTTGATTCTTTTTTATAAGCAAATTTCGCAAATATAAAAGCTAAAATCACTCCAATAACCAGCGGTATTAAAAACTCCATATTGACCTCTACTGTAAATTTGCGATTCACAACCTTTGAACGCGCAAACTATACACCATATTCAGGAATGTAAAAAATGGCGTGGAAAGACCGATTGCAAAACGCCTCGTTTCGCGGCGTCCCGTTCAAAGTTGAGGATGAAGACTCCACCGGCGGGCGCCGGGTTGAAACCCACGAATACCCCAATCGTGACAAACCGTATACAGAAGACCTCGGTAAGTCCACGTTCCGGGCGTCCATTACCGCTTATGTGGTCGGGGATGACTGTTTCGAACAGCGCGATGCGCTGAAGGAGGCGCTGAATAAACCGGGTCCCGGCACGCTGATTCATCCAACTTTTGGTGAACTCAGCGTTTGTGTTGATGGTGAGATCAGGGTCAGCACAAGAAAGGAAGAGGGCCGCGTGGTCCGCTTTGACCTCCGGTTCGTCGAGGCCGGTGAACTGGCTTACCCGACATCAGGTGCGGCAACTGCCCAGATACTCGGATCCTCATGCTCCGTGTTGGACAGCTGCATCAGTGATGCGTTCGACGGGTTTGGCATGGATGGCATGGCTGATTTTGTGCAGCAGGACGTTATTGGGCAGGCCAGTGGAATGGTTGGCTACGTCTCAGACGCCATGAAGATGATCGACGATGGCGTGTCTGCTGGAGCTCGTCTTCTCCAGGGTGATATTTCGGTGCTGCTGCCTCCTCCGTCATCAGGGAAGGGCTTTATTGAGTCGCTGCAAAAAATGTGGCGAACGGGCAACCGGCTGTACGGCAACTCTGCCGATCTGATCACGATGGCAAAAGCTCTTTCGGGCATCAGCCTTGGAAAAGACCTGGCGCCCAGGGGAGTGTGGAAAACCGACAGCCAGAGCACCAGATCCAAAACAGAGCAGCGAAACCATGTTGCGAGCGCGATCCGTACTACAGCCTTAAGCGAGGCGGTTTACACAGTAACGAAACTACCCGCTCCGGCAGCTGTGACAGCTGCCGGCTCCTCCGGTCAAAGTGCTGCGATAGTGGCGAATGTCTCTCACCCGGCGCTGAGCAACGCGCCAACAAACACCGTCACCCCTGATGCTCCGTCGTGGGATGAACTCACTGTAGTTCGCGACACCCTGAACCAGGCAATCGTGAAAGAGATGGAGCGGACGACTGACGATCGTGTTTTCACTGCACTGCGCCGTTTAAAGGCAGATCTGAATGCCGACCTGACGCAACGTCTCAGGCAGACAGACAGAACCGTAACGGTACTGCCCGTGGGAATAGAGCCTGCCGTCGTTCTGGCGGCGCGTATCTACGACGACGCCAGCCGCGCCGGTGAAATTGTCCAGCGCAACGGTATTGCGCATCCCGGATTCGTACCCTTGCAGCCGCTTAAATTGTCGACGCGCCAGCTGGCGTGGCGGGTAAACCAACAAGTTGAGCAGGACCAGCTTTATACGGCAAGGACCAGCGACTGGTTGAGATGGGCGATCGCGGTAGAGAAAGCCTGTTCATTAGGATTTTAGGAGTCAGCATGTCCCAGTTTACTGAAGCCGATTCATCGGTTAACCGCCTGAATGCGGCCGTTACGGCATTTGAAAAAGTATTGACTGAGCCGGAAGGAACGGTGGTCGAAATGCCTATAGGCGCGGCACAGCCGAGCCTGGCCGAAAGGTTGAAGCGCGCTGTCGATGCAGTCACAGTTAAACCCGCACAGGCCGCAGCGCAGGCCTCAGCTGCAGCTCAGCAAGCTCAGGCCGCGCAGCAATCAGCCGCCCAAAGCGCAGCAGATGCTGCGAACTCGGCCGCCGCCACTGGATACGTGGATGCGCCGTTCCCTGATGTATGGGCGCCGCTGTCCGATGACCTTCGCCTGCTGGCCGGGATCGCGCCAGCGGATACAATCACAGTGGCCGGCACCAGTTATCCTTTGCCCACAAAATCGATGACGTTCACCCGCTCAACCACGGCGACGTATATCGATAAGTCAGGGATACTGCAGACGGCAGCTATTAACGAGCCGCGCTTCGAGAAAGAGGGTTTACTGATAGAGGGGCAGGGAACTAATCTGGTCTCAAATTCTCAATCAACGTCTGCCTGGAGAGTGGCTAATTCTACCGTTACGCAAGCTGCTGTTATATCGCCTGATGGAACCGCTACTGGCGTAACGAAACTTGCTTCAGCAGGGGGCGCGAACACACAAACAGGAGCAGCAATCTCAGTACCCATTTCTGGATTATCAGCAGGTGGATATTGTTCATTTTCTGTGTTTGCAAAAGCTGACTCTCATAATCTAATCCAGCTTCGCTGGCTGGGCGGTACGACAGGTGTAAGTAATAGATATTTAAACGTTGATTTATCAACTGGTGAGATAGGGGCCAACAACCTTTTTTATGCCAAAGCTATTTCCATGGCTAATGGTTGGTGGAGAATTATGGCTGTGACCAGTATTGATGGTGATTTAACTGGCAATACATCAGCCGATCCCGGAGTAGAATTAATTGGCTCATTAACTGATGGGAGGCGCCCGGCAGTTTCTCTTGCTACAGGCGTCGGAGTTTATCTATATGGCCCACAACTCGAATCAGGATTAAGTTCATCATATATTCCAACATCTGGAACGGTAACGACGAGAGCCAATGAAACAGGTGCGCTGCAGGCTGCTGGGAATTGCGGATATAATTTGACTGGTGATCTATTTGAACGCACGGTTGCATTTGAGCTATCGGTGAATGTATTTTCCGCACCGGCAACGGGATATCATAGTGCGATTGCTGTTGCTGGAGCAGGCAACGATATTATTACGCGCATGCGAACAGATAGCCTCGATTCATTGCGTAGTGCTAATGGTCTTTCACCAGTGATAGGTGTTACTTATCCGTTCAGCAAAAAACTATGGATTCAAACTATAGATATCAGCAATAAAGTGACGGCCTATTTTGATGGAAAGATAGGAGTCAGAACAGCAGCGCCGGCTAACCCAGCGAATGCCGGGCTATCGATTTCTTTTGCCTCCAACCCTAATGTTGTTTACCACATCCGCAATTTCCGCATCTGGCATCGCGCCTTAACACTCAACCAAATCAAAGGACTCCGCTGATGAAAGATTTATATCTGCGCTTCTCCAGCAAGGAAGAGGCGCAACAGCAATTAATTGCGTTCGGGTTTCAATCTAATGAAGACCAGGGTGGTTTATATCACCCTGATATTTGCCTGGATGTGGTCGGCGTTATTACTACCAGTACCGGCGATGCAGAGTCCGTGGAATACGTCACCGAACCCGGCTACCACGTCAATCTCCGTGTTATTAACGACGGTCTCGATTTATCCAGCTTAAACGGGTTCGCCGTGAACCCTAAAACCCCTGCTCGCGTCTGGGCCTGATTATGGATGATAACGTTACTCTGAGGGTCAATGGCAGGGAGTGGGGCGGCTGGACATCAGTCAGGATTGGCGCAGGTGTTGAACGGCTGGCGAGGGATTTCAGCGTCGAAATTACCAGGCAGTGGCCAGGCGAGAACGGTGACACCCTCTCACTGAAAGTGAAAGGTGGCGACCGGGTCGAAGTTTTGATTGGCACCGATTTGGTGATCACTGGCTGGGTCGAGGCAACCCCTGTTCGCTACGACGCACGCTCTGTCAGTGTTGGCATCAGCGGGCGCAGCCTGACAGCAGATTTGATCGACTGCGCCGCAGAACCGACGCAATTCAACGCACAGTCTCTGGTTCAGGTGGCCGCCGCGCTGGCAAAGCCGTTTGGTATTGAAGTCGTTAATTCCGGCGCACCTGCTGACGTTATCCCGGGCGTGCAGCCTGATCACGGCGAAACGGTTATCGAGGTGCTGAATAAGATGCTGGGTCAGCAACAGGTGCTGGCTTATGACGATCCAGTGGGGCGGCTGGTGATTGGTGGAGTTGGGTCGACGCGAGCGCATACCGCGCTCGTTCTCGGCCAGAACATCCTTTCCTGCGATACCGAAAAAAGTATCAGGGACCGTTTTTCAACGTATCAGGTATCCGGGCAGAGAGCCGGGAATGATGAAGACTTTGGCGCGGCCACCACAACGGCTCTCCGGGCGAAGACCGAAGATGCCGGGATCGGGCGGTACCGGCCAATGGCTGTTCAGCAGACAGGCCAGGCGACAGGTGCAAGCTGCATCGCCCGCGCTGATTTCGAAGCGCGCCAGCGCGCCGCCCGCACTGATGAAACAACGTACACCGTGTGGGGGTGGCGCCAGGGTGACGGTTCTCTCTGGCAACCTAACCAGCGGGTAATCGTCTTTGACCCCGTCTGTGGGTTTAACAACCGTGAGCTGCTGATTTCCGAGGTGTTGTTCACCAAAGACAGCAACGGCACGATCACCGAGTTGCGCGTCGGGCCGCCTGATGCGTATCTGCTGGAACCTGCCGATCCTAAACAGCGGAAGAAGAAAAAAGCTGAGGAGGCTCCTTTCTGATGGGTAACTTTCAACAATTGCAGCGGCAACTGCTTAACCTGATTCGGCGCGCGGTCGTGGGAAGCGTTAAGCCTGATTCAAAATGTCAGGCTGTGGATGTTGAACTACTCGCGGGTGAGAAGAAGGGTGGCATTGAGCATCTTGAGCCTTACGGGTTTACCTCACATGCGAATCCGGGTGCTGAAGCTCTGGTTCTGTTTCCTGATGCCGATCGCTCCCATGCTGTTGCGGTCACCGTGTCCGATCGCCGCTATCGCATCCGGTCTCTTAAGCAAGGTGAAGTCGCCATTTATGACGATCTGGGACAGTCGGTCACATTGACGCGGACCGGTATCGTCGTGAACGGCGCCGGAAAGCCCATTACCTTCATGAACGCGCCGAAAGCGCGGTTCGAAATGGACATCGAATCGACAGGCCAGATCAAGGACCACTGCGACACAACCGGCGTCACGATGGCGGAAATGCGTCTTGCCTACAACGGCCATATACACAAAGAAAACGGTAACAGCACAGACGTGCCGGACAAACAAATGGGGGCGTAAATATGGACCTGTGGCTAACCGTAAACGGGGTAAGCGTTTCAGCGAATGCCCCTCTCGATTTACTCACCCGCTCTGTGGTGATTTCTCTTTTCACCTGGCGCCGCGCGCAACCGGATGACAATGCCGATCAGCCTAACGGGTGGTGGGGCGATACCTGGCCTGCCGTACAGAACGACCGGTACGGTTCGCGCCTCTGGTTGCTCCAGCGTCAGAAGCTGACGAACCAGACAGCCCTGGTCGCCAGGACGTATATCAACGAAGCACTGCAGTGGATGATCGACGACGGCGTTGTTTCCAGGATTGACCTCCTCATTCAGCGTACCGGCATTAACGAACTGGGTAACAGCATTACGCTGTGGCGCTACAACCAGCCCACCACGATTTCTTTTGACGATCTATGGAGTGCGATAACTAATGGCTGACAGCGAATTCCAGCGCCCGACGCTGGCAGAAAATATCAGCATGCTCCGCACCGACCTCTTTTCCCGCCTGGACGCGAGCGACACCATCAGGCGTATGGACGAAGACGTGAGGGCGAAAGTGTATGCGGCAGCGCTGCATACCGTGTATGGCTACATCGATTATCTGGCGTTGAATATGCTGCCGGATAAGTGCGATGAAGCCTGGCTGCAAAGACATGCAGCCATGAAACGTTGCCCCCGTAAAAGCCCTACAGCGTCAGCAGGATTCATGCGCTGGGATGGCGTCACAAACGGCATTACGGTTAAGGCAGGAGCAGTGATTCAACGCGACGACCTGATCCAGTACACCACCACGGCAGACACGACCAGCGCAGGCGGCGTTCTGCGCGTGCCAATAGTGTGCAGTGTCACCGGTAGCGTGGGTGAAATTGACGATGGCGCCGCTCTTTATCTGGTGACGCCGGTTAATGGCCTGCCGTCTTCAGGCGTAGCTGACTCTGTTGCTGGTGGGTTTGATATTGAAGAGCTGGAGACCTGGCGCGCCCGGGTGCTGGAGCGTTACTACTGGACGCCTTTAGGCGGTGCGGACGGTGACTATATCGTCTGGGCTAAAGAAGTGCCTGGTATCACCCGGGCGTGGACCTACCGTCACTGGATGGGGGCAGGCACCGTTGGCGTAATGGTTGCCAGTGATGACCCGATTAACCCTATTCCCAGTGCCGTGACTGTTGCAGCGGCAAAAGCCCACATTGCTCCGCTTGCGCCTGTTGCCGGTGCTGATCTGTACCCGTTCGCACCCGTCGCCCATAACGTCGATTTCAGAATACGCCTGACCCCTGACACGCCAGAAGTCCGGGCGGCGGTGACGGCAGAGTTGCGCTCGTTTCTGTTGAGGGATGGTTACCCTGAGGGCGAACTGGAGCTGTCCAGGATTAACGAGGCTATTTCCATTGCAGCTGGCGAGCACAGCCATGTTCTGGTCGCCCCGACCGCCAATATTTCGATCGCGAAAAACGAACTGGCCATACTGGGGACGCTCGCATGGACGTGACAGATGACGACTACATCCATTTGATGTCGGCACTGTTGCCGCCTGGTCCGGCATGGTCCGCTGACGATCCGGCAATCATCGGCGCAGCCCCCTCTCTGCGACGGGCTCATCAGCGTGCTGATGATTTGATGCTGGAGATTGATCCGCGCACCTCCACCGAGCTGATAAACCGCTGGGAAACGTGCTGCGGTCTTCCTGACGAATGCATCCCATCAGGGACACAAACCCTACTGCAACGCCAGAACAGGCTGGACGCAAAGGTCAATTTAATCGGCGGCATCAACGAGACGTTTTATCTAGATCAACTGGCTGCGCTGGGTAAGCCCGGTGCGACGATCACTCGTTATAACAAGGGACCGTTCAAATGTACCTCCGCATGCACTGAGGCGGTGTATTCCACCGAATGGCGGTTTTTCTGGCAGGTAAATATGCCAGCCGCCACGGATGCCATCTGGATGACATGTACAGATGACTGCGACACTCCACTTCGTTACTGGGGCGATACAGTCGCTGAATGCGTTATCAGCAAACTCTGCCCGTCCCATACCTATGTAATTTTCAAATATCCTTAACTGGAGAAACTATGCATCGCATTGACACACCTACCGCGCAGAAAGATAAATTCGGCGCAGGAAAGAACGGATTTACCAGCGGTAACCCGCAGACCGGGACGCCAGCTACTGATCTTGATGATGATTATTTTGACATGCTGCAGGAGGAATTGGCCGGGATCGTAGAAGCTGCGGGCATTACGCTAGATAAATCAAAACGCAACCAGCTGAGAACGGCTCTTCCTGTATTTCTTGGTCTTAAAACTGCCGCGCTGCGTGATGTCGGAGCAGGTGCAAACCAGATTCCTGATATGTCCCTCTTTGCGTCTATACGTGAGGCGAAAGGTTATCAGCGACTCCCTGGGGGAATGATAATTCAATGGGGCAGGGTGAACGTTGTTACTGCAAACACGTCATCCGACGTGATCATTGATCAGTTCAAAATTCCTTTCCCAGGGGCAGCACTGCAATGTTTTGCGACCGTGGAGCAAACGCAAGTCAACATCCCTTGCTTTGCTTGCGCAGAGTCAATTAATCAGAACGAGATTCGGTTGCAGGCTGTGGCAATCAACATAACAAACAAAACCATCACACAGGGTCAAATCGTACCTGTGTCCTGGTACGCTGTGGGGTATTAATCATGAATAATCAAACAGAAGCTGAATATAAAGAAAAATACATCTTCAGTAATAACGGCTTTTATCCACTTTCAATGAGAGATGTTTATCTCAAGGCCGGAAGCTGGCCGGAAAATGGGGTTGAGGTTGACAGTGATATTTTCGAGGAATTTACTGGTACTCCTCCGGAAGGTAAATATCGCGGACAGAATGAAAAAGGTGAGCCCATCTGGATTGATATCCCGCCACCTACGTTGGATGAACTTAAAGCTTCCTTCGAAAGCCTGCGCCAGCAGCTACTTTCAGAGGCTGATGTAGTTACGGCAGACTGGAGAACTGAACTGGCCCTGGACGATATCAGCGATAGCGATCGCGAAAAACTGTCTTCCTGGATGAAATATAAGCGTCAGGTGAAGGCGCTCAGCTACGATGAGACGCTTTCAAGCGATTTCGTCTGGCCGGAAAAACCTGAAGCGTAAACCTGCTTGATCTGCACTCTCTTTAAAACTACTGTATATATAAACAGTAAAATAAGAAGGAGGGGTTATGCCACGCAGAATCGATATTGAGGGTGCTTTTTACACAGCCATTAAAGACGAGCCCAGCGGCCGCCGCACGGTGACTACTGAGGATTTCGTGAAGCACCTGGCCCGCGCTAACTGGAACTGGTCGCTTAAAGAGGCGAACAACTGGATCGAGAGCCACGTTTCGACCTTTAAAGATATCTCGACCAGCGAGGGCCAGGCGCGCACGTTTATGCTCTTCAACCCGAACGGGGGGCTGTGACATGGGCTTTCCTTCACCGGCAACGGACTATGTCGAGCAGCGCTTAACGCCGGAGCTGATCTGCGGGGTTGGCATCGACACTCGCATAATGGAAACGTCATGCGGCTTTGCCGTTATCGAGCCGGTTACGCGACTGGTGCAGAATCAGGTTCTGCTAATCCTCAGCGGCGGGCAGACGCAATTTGCACGATTCATGGGGAAAGCGTTAATCACGGAGGACGGCGAAGCTATCGAGGGCGCGGCGGCCGAAGAAGTCGAGGTCATGGGGCGGGTTACTTTCTTCATCAACAGCACAGACGAGGATGACAGGCCGGTGTAAAAACAAAGCCCATAAAAAAAGCCCGCATCAGCGGGCTTCTTATCACTCGGGAGCCGCGGCTCCTTTGCGTATCCTTTTTTGTCCCCTCACCGTCTGGTCGGTGTCCTGCTGAGACTGCTAACTTCCTGTTATTGCTGGTGACGTCCTATCACCGTCCAATCATGATTGGTGGAGCTGGCGGGAGTTGAACCCGCGTCCGAAATTTCTACATCCTCGGTACTACATGCTTAGTCAGTCTTTACATTCGCACGCCAGCTGCGGACAGACACGCCACTAACGAACTAGCCTGATTAGATTTAACACTTCAGCCCCAGGCAGGACATCCATGCGATCTCTTTTGGGTTTGACCTCTCTTTGATCCCCGTCTTAAGAGCGGAAGCTAGGGAGAGAGGGCTCTTAGCAGGTTATTAAGCTGCTAAAGCGTAGTTTTCGTCGTTTGCGACTATTTTTTTGCGGCTTTTTACGAGGCAAACCGCCCCTCGGCATGCACCTTGGGTTTCGCAAATCCCGTCGAATCCAGAATCAGCCCCAATAGTGTTACAGCAAGTATACCAGAACTCGTAGCCGGGATACCACCCCGGAACGCTAACTTATTGAATCGCTCAATAAGTGCGTTGAAATTAACGGCCTGCGTGCTTCATGATGCGCGCTTTATCGACCTGCCATTCACGGTCTTTCGCGTCGTTACGCTTGTCGTGCTGCTTCTTACCTTTTGCCACGCCGATTTTCACTTTGCACCACGCGTTCTTCCAGTACAGCGACAGGGCGAGCACGGTATAACCTTCGCGGTTGATGCGCCCGAACAGGGAATCCAGCTCACGCTTGTTCAACAGTAGCTTACGGGTGCGGGTAGGATCGCAAACGTAGTGTGAAGAGGCGACCGTCAGTGGCGTAAAGTTCGCGCCAAACAAAAAGGCTTCGCCGTCTTTGAAGATCACGTAGCTATCACCGATGTTGGCTTTACCCGCACGCAGCGATTTAACTTCCCAGCCCTGTAACGCCAGGCCAGCTTCGAATTCTTCTTCAATGAAATACTCGTGGCGGGCACGCTTGTTGAGCGCAATGGTTGCCGAGCCAGGTTTATGTGCTTTTTTCTTCGTCATAAGTGTCGTGAAGCCGTAGGTAATCTGATGTCAAAAAGTCACCTCATTGCGTCCTGTGAGGTCTAACGCGCTATATTAGCACGAGATGAGGCTCAGCGTTTTTTTAACAGGTGATAAATGTTATTATTTGTTGGTTGTTTGATCAGGAAAAATGTTATGCCTCAGATTAGTCGTACTGCGCTTGTCCCTTACAGTGTGGAACAGATGTACCAGTTAGTGAATGACGTTCAGTCATATCCGCAGTTTATCCCGGGATGTACCGGGAGCCGCGTGCTGGACTCAGGCCCGACGCAAATGACGGCGGCGGTGGATGTTTCCAAAGCCGGGATCAGCAAAACATTCACGACCCGCAACACGCTGACCGATAACCAGAGCATTCTGATGCATCTGGTGGATGGCCCCTTCAAAAAATTGATGGGCGGGTGGAAGTTCGTTCCGCTCAGTGCCGACGCCTGCCGGATCGAGTTTCATCTTGATTTCGAGTTTACCAACGCCCTGATTGAACTGGCGTTTGGCCGCGTGTTTAAAGAGCTGGCGGCAAATATGGTCCAGGCGTTCACGTTGCGCGCCAAAGAGGTCTACAGTGCCAGCTAACATCGTGGTGGAAGTGGCCTACGCGTTGCCAGAAAAACAGTATTTGCAACGCGTAACTCTGGAAGAGGGCGCCACCGTTGAAGAGGCGATCCGCGCCTCTGGCCTGCTGACGCTACGTAGCGATATCGATCTGGCGAAAAACAAAGTCGGAATTTATAGCCGTCCGGTCAAACTGGCCGATAACGTGAAGGATGGCGACCGGGTGGAGATCTATCGCCCGTTGATTGCCGACCCGAAAGAGCTGCGTCGCCAGCGTGCGGAGAAGTCTGCTAAATAAGGTGGCTTTCACGGTGACACTGTTCTCACCGGGTTTACAGGCAGCGAGAGAAACAAAAAAGGTGCTCATTGAGCACCTTTTTGTATTTCTGAAACCTTACTCTTTGGTGAGCGCCGGTTTGTTATCGATGTTCGTCAGAACGCCGCTGCTGTTGAAGGTCAGCGTCAGGGTCTGCTGGGAAACGTCCTCATGGCCTGGCTTCTGGCGGAACACGTAGAACCAGGTATTGGTGCCAAACGGATCGGACATCATCGGCGTGCCCAGGGCATAGGCAACCTGCTGCTGCGTCATACCAACACGAATTTTAGACACATCGTTAGGAGCAAGATAGTTCCCCTGGTTGATGTCAGGACGGTAAACCACTTTTTCCAGAGTGGAGCAGCCTGCGGTCAACATCAGAAGAACCGCTGCGGCAGCGGTCAGCGTTTTACAGCGCATAGTGATTTGATTCCTTTTCCGGCCCGGGCAATACGCGACGGCTCATATGTAATATGCCGATGATAATAGACCTTTCACCACA